ATATTAGTAAACATGCGACCAGGAGTCTCCATAATAGTATGGGGCGGGCCTGGCGATTGGCTCTTTTTGGGTGAAAATCATGGAGGCGAACAAAAAAGGATTACAAGTTTATTTGGGAGTTCGGTTGCTTAAGCATTTGATCAACAACCACCCGGCTGTTGGAGAAATGGGCATGGCGGTGGAGGTCAATGACTGGGATGCATTTTTTTCCGATATAGCTAAAGCCCTGTGGACAGTGACAAAAGACGCTGACTCTCCCATGCATCGCGCCATCCATGATGCCGTCCTTTTGGCCCTTGACAATTCCAAACACGCCTCAATGGTCGAAAACAACAATGATATCCTTGACTTGGTCGATTTTATGGAGCAGAACGCATGACCGGTGTCATCCATGAGTTGAAGAAGTTGTTTGTTAGGAGCCCCGGCTGGTGGAAGGTCCGCAAGGCTAGGATCAAGGGAGATGGAAATAAGTGTCAGGCGTGTGGTCGGACCCGGAACCTGCAGGTCCATCATGTCCTCCCGGTCCACCTGTTCCCCTGGCTGGAGCTGGCTATCACCAACCTGATCACGCTCTGTGGTCCCTGCCACCTCCTGTTCGGTCATCTCAATCATTGGAAAGCATATAATCCGAACGTCCGAGCACTCGCCCGGCATATACGAGCTATGATCCTTAACCGCTGGGATAAGCTCAAAACCATGGAATCAGAGGCTGACCAGGAGAAGCAATGGCAAAAGTAACGATCACCGTAGAGGATTGCGTAGGGGAAGAACTGGTTAAGGTCCGGATCGAGTACGACCCACCGATTCCCGGTGCTGTAGCTGCTGCTGACCTCACTTGCGCTCAATTACTCGGGCTGCAGTTCATGCAGGATTATGGTATCCAACCTCAGAAAACCACGGTGCAATGATAAACAAGCTCTGCTACCAGTGTGTACATTGTGAATTTTCAAGGTGCAAAAGACCTGGCGGGGAGGCCGTTGAACTGGTTAATGGCTGGCACACATATCCATTGTGCGAAGTTGAGCGGGAATTCGGTTTTTTTCTCACTCGCATTACTGGAAGATGCGGCCAAGAAGGACGGTATTACGACTTCAAAGGAGATCACTGATGCTTGATATCTACGATGACAGAAAAACTGGTACGCTGGTACGCTGGCTGTGTGAAGCAGAGCACACCAATACCGGCGATAAACTCGTTATATACTGCTATCAGAACGATCCTGCCGACGTTAAGGCCATGGACGCATCAGATTTCCACCGGCAGTATCAATTAAAATCACAGCGGAGGGGATTATGAAAATTCTCTCTGGTGACTATGGAAGGATAGGCTGGCGCTGTCCAGATCATGAAGACGGAGGTCGTGTGATGCAATTTCGCGACTTCTGCAAGCTGGAATTCGTCAAGGGCCGTTTATGGGTTGATGATGAGCCATTCAACGCTGGTCGGATGCATTCAACAAGCCCAGAGATGTTTATCAACCTGTTTGTTAACGAGAAGCACATTAAGGATTGGTAATGAGAAAACTCAGATTACATTATACCTGTTGTGATAGTGAAGGGAGACATTCACACCGTTTCTATTGGACAGCTGCACTATGTGGAAAACTGCAGTACCTACGTGACCGGGTTGTGTTCTGCTGGGGGGAGTAAAATGAAAGGCAAAGGTATTCAGGTTACGAATAAGGCCTATCGTGATGGCTGGGACAGGACATTTAAGAAAGACAGTGAGATCCCTTCTCTCTTGGATAGCGCATTCGAACCAGATGAAACAATAGTCGAGGTATTCAAATTCTCCGAAGACACTGAGATGGAGGGCTGGCCTGATCAGCTGGTATCATCCGCAGGCCTACATGACGATTATATCGCCAGGTGCATATTCAGTACTCAGGATGAGAGGAAATAACGATGGCGGGAGCAAGACACGACTGGCAGCTTCTTGATGAGGATTGGAGGAGGAACGAGAAATCCCTGCAACAGATGGTCGATGACTATTTCAAGAAGACCGGGAAGAAGTTATCAAGACCAGCTATATTGAAACACTATAAGGATCAACCACGCGACCTTGGGAAGAAAATTGCAGCAGCGACTGAACGTAAGGTCGTTGAGGCACAGCGTAAGTTATCAAATGTCGAGTCTCGGTTAACAGCAGCCCGTCGTAAGGCAACAGACAAGGAAATTATCGAGGCTCGATCTGACGTAATTGCCCGAATTCGCACGGAACAAGAGGATGAAGCAACAGACAACAGGCGCTTCATTGCCGATGTTCTGGCCGAGCTGAAGAAGGCATATCATCATCCCGAGAAGCTGGTCGAACTGGTGTCGATGGTGAACGCCGAGCATCCCGACTGGGTACTGACGACCAGGCAATTTGAGAAGCTGATCAGCCTGGGTGAGATGGTGGACATCCTCAAGAAGCTCCTGGAGTTGTGGATCAAGTTGGCCGAGGCCGAGGCAAGGATCTACGGTATTGATAAGGCCGATAGCGAGAAGGGAGTCTGGATGGTCAAGTTTGACGAGGATGATATGGCCTTATGACCAAGAGTTACGACTCCCAGTTTGCCAACAACCCGGACTTCAAGCTGACCCCCAAGCAGGTTGAAGCGAGGAGGCTGCTCGGTTCCGGTGCAACAGATATCCTGCTGTATGGTGGAGCCAGGTCGGCCAAGACCTTCCTTATATGCAGGACCATTGCTGTCAGGGCGATGAAGGCCCCGTTCTCCCGGCACGCGATCATGCGCTACCGGTTCAACCATGTCAAGCAGTCAATCATCCTGGACACATGGCCGAAGATGATGCGGCTCTGCTTCCCCGGTGTATCCTGCCATATCGACAAGTCCGACTGGTACGCGCAGTTCCCGAATGGAGCACAGGTATGGTTTGGCGGGCTCGATGAGGGTGAGCGCCTGGAAAAGCTCCTGGGTATGGAGTACGTGTCTATCTTCCTCAATGAGTGCAGCCAGATATCCTTCCAGGCCCGTGAGACGATGGTTACCCGGCTTGCACAGAAGGTCTACATGGAGGGCAACGGTAAGCAGCTGCAATTGCTGGCACCTCGCATGTATTACGACGAGAACCCACCTTCGAAAGGCCATTGGTCTTACAAGATGTTCATCCAGAAGATGAAGGCGGACAAGCGGGAAACCCTCGCACATCCGGAGCGTTACGCAGTCATGCAGATGAACCCGAAGGACAACTTGGCCAATTTGTCGCCCGACTTCATGGAGAAGCTGGATGCCATGACAGCCAGGATGCGCCTGCGGTTCAGGGATGGCGTGTTCTCGGAGATCGTAGAGAACCAGCTGTTCGATGATGTGAAGATCGAGACATACCGGGTGGTTAATGACATTGATGTACCCGACATGGTCAGGATCGTAGTGGCTGTCGACCCGTCCGGATCAGGGGATGAGGAGAACGCCAAGAACGATGAGATTGGCATAGTCGTTGCCGGGCTCGGGATCGATGGACTTGGCTATCTGCTGGCGGACTGTACGGTCAAGGCAGGGCCTGCTACCTGGGGCAAGGTTGCCACTGATTCGTTCGAACGCTTCGAAGCCAATACCATCGTAGCCGAACAGAACTTCGGTGGCGCTATGGTCGAACGCGTGATCCAGGTCACCCGGCCGCGCACTCCATATAAGGCGGTCACCGCGTCCCGAGGTAAACAGGTCAGGGCTGAACCCATCGCCGCACTGGTAGAGCTGGGGAAGATCCGGCACGTAGGCTATTATCCATTGCTGGAGGACGAGCTGGTCCAGTTCACCACGAACGGCTACCAGGGGCCGAACAGCCCGAACCGTGCTGATGCATATGTGTGGGCATTCACTGAGTTATTCGGTGCAATTGTGAAGAAGGTCAAGAAGAATCAGATCATCATGCCCGCCCGGGTGCCGCTGGATCGAGGCGTAGGGTACTAATGTTAGGCATGGTTTGTACTGAGCCCGTATTTTTGGAGACACCGCGACACGGAAGCCCCGTGATTGCTGGTTGGTTAATTTATTTGCTAGGCAGCAAAATGGAGCATACTGTGGAGGTAATAGATGGCTAGGCAGAAGACGGAAGTGGAGCAGAGCACCGAAGACCAGATGTATAAGGACGAAGAGCAGAGCCTGCTTGCCAGTCAAGAGGATGCAGATCTGACCGGCGCTGGTCCTGGTGTCATATCCGACGATGCGGTTGAAGGCGCTCCCGAGGGTGCGATCCATACCGTACTAAGTGAGGCCGACGAGGCCGAGCTGGCCATGATCGAGGAGGAGGCTGTGCTGACCGTAGCGCAATCGATCCTCACGACACGGAGCGAGGCAGTGGAGTGGCGGGCCATGTCCGGGGTCGAGCTGTGGTGGAGGATCAGTGAAGAGCTGCTGGACTTCACGACGGATCTCCCGGCATACCAGACGATGATGGACTATGTGTCCGGCAACGCACCAATCAAACAGAGCGGCGAGGTTCAGCGAAGCAAAGCCGTCATGAACATTATCCGGGGCCGGTGTGAGGTAGCACAGGGCCGGATCGAGGACATCCTGTTCCCGGTGTTCGCAAAGAACTGGGGCCTGAAGGTCACGCCGAGAGCCGAGGTAGCCCAGATGAAAGGCGACCAGAGCCCGGCCGTCGACGCGAAGGGCAACCCGATTCAGTTCTCCAATGGCCAGCCCGCAACCCTCAATGATGTATACGAAGAGCTGCAGGAACGAGCCCAGAAGTCCATGCTGAAGATGGAAGCGGTCATGGATGATCAGCTCACGGAGTGCCAGTACAATGAGGAGGCCCGCAAGGCCCTGTCAAAGGCTGTACGTATGGGGACCGGCATCCTGAAAGGCCCGTGTGCTTCAAAGAAACTCCGCAGGATCTGGAACCCCACTAAGGATAAGAACGGCAAGACGGTCCATATCCTGGAGTACAAGCAGGACAACAGACCGATCAGCACCGAGGTCGACCCCTGGAACGTATATCCATCCCCGGACTGTGGGCAAGATCCATCCCGAGCTGCATACTTTTGGGAAAAAGGCGACATCAAGGTCTCTGAGGTACAGCGCCTTATCGGACAGCCCGGCTATTCAGCAAGGCAGCTTGAACTGGTCCTGCAGGAGACACCCAAGCGCCTGAACGTGGCCCAGGATCAGCACGCCAACGCCTTCAAGGTACGAATGGAGAACGCCAACAAGGGCGAGCTATACGAGATCTGGGAGTACAACGGCAACGTCCGGCCTGACTTCCTGGAGATCCTCAATTGTAAATGCACCAGCGAGAAGCCGGTCAGCGCCAGGGTCATCTTTATAAACGACCACCCGGTCAAGGCCACACTGAACCTACTGGATACTGGTGACAATATCTATGATTTCTTTCCTTGGTCGCCCATAGATGGACTACCATGGGGCGCAGGCGAACCCATGAAGATGGCCTGGGCTCAACGGATCATCAACGCTGCATGGAGGCAGATGCTGGACAACGCCGGGGACTCATCCGGCAGCAACGTCGCCATCAAGGGCATTGAACCGGCTGACGGCATCTGGGAGCTTACCGGCAAGAAGCTCTGGAAGTGGGATGGTGACACCGACTTCGATGATATCCGGAAGGCCATCACCTCCTTCCAGACCACGAACAACCAGCAGGACTTACAGGCGATGCTGGAGCTGGCTTTGCGATTTGTGGATCTCATGACTGCAACTCCAACGATCTTCCAGGGGGAAGCCCAAGAGGCCCCGGAAACGCTGGGGGCCACGAACATTGTGGTCGACAGTTCCAACATTACCTATCGTTCGAAGGTCAAGTTGTGGGATGATCGCGTCACCGTTCCCCACCTGGGGCGGTATTACGACTTCAACATGCAGTACAACCCTGATCCGACTATTAAAGCGGATCTCGATGTTGACCCACGCGGAGCGTCTATTCTCTTTGAAAAGGATCAGATGCGGCAGATGCTGCTGACTGTCTGGCAGATGAAGGCCGACCCGGATATCCTCCGCAGGACCGACTGGGATAAGGCCGTGGAACAGCTGTATGCCAGCGCCCACCTTGACATCCTGAAACCGGTTGAGCAGGAAGGAGCCGAGGGCCAGCCACGGGGTCCACAAGATCCCGCAGCGGCAGCCAAGGCCCAGCAGCAGCAGGCCATGATCGAGGTCGCCAACATCCGCGCCAAGACCGAGATGGACAAGGCTAAACTGGTACAGCAGGCAACCATGGATGAACTGAAGTTCAAGGCCGACCAGGCTGAGAAGGAGCGCGGTCACGACATCAAGATGAAGGAAATGGATCTGCAGATCCGCATGATGGAGTATTCTGAGAAGTATAAGATCGAGCTTTCAAAGTTGAAAGTGCAGCTGGCTATCTCTGCCGAGGGGATGAATTTACAACAAAACCTCTCTGAGAAGAGCGCAAGGCAGACCGACGAGCTGGATGCCAGGGACAAGGCCCACAGCGACATCCAGGGCGAGAAGCAGTCTGAGCGTGATGAACGGAAGATGGACAAACAGGGTGAGCAGCAGGAGCGGCAGATCGTAGCCAAACAGGTCGCCACTCCACCAACTGAGCCCGCAGGCCGTGCGCCAGCAGGGCAAGCATACCCGAGATAAGGAGATATCATGGGATTACCAGAATTTATTGCAGACTTTTTCAGGCCAGCCAAGAAGGAAGAGATCCTCACCGAGGATGATAGTCGTGGTATTGCCTTTGCCACCTCAACCGAACCCCTGATCAAGGGCACGACCCCGATGCCTGGCGATATCACGGACACGCCACCAGTGGTTGACCAGGCCCAGCCCATGCCGGATCTCGTAGCCCTGGCGAAGAAGCACGGCCTTGAGTCAATGGCCAAAGTCCTGGA